CCCAACTCTGTCGCCAGATCGGATATCTTGCCGCCCTCGGCGATGTAATCCTGCAGCCACTCCGGGCCGCCGCGCGTGTCGATCTCTGCGAGCAGCTTCTTGCGTAACGCTTTGCCTGCCATCGTGCCCTCCTCGGCCCTGTTGGCTTTTCTAGCAGATTTTTCAAAAATTTTTCAAGGAGGTTGAAATTATGCTGGGGGTGGGGGGGTGGGATTGGGCTGGCTTTGTGCGAACTGGGGTGAGGATGTGTGTGGGGCTGCATCAGCAGCCGCCCCCGGTTAACCCCCTCCACCGGGGGGGCCTCGGCCGATTTCCCGGCGATCCGGGCCGACCGATAACGCAAAGTCCGATAATCTCCATTATGTCATATGCAGCTTAGTGCATAAGCGTGTGTTATCAATAGGTTAGCGATACGTCGTCTCAGCGATAACATTATGCGGGCCGATATTGGTCCGATAAGTCCAGATGAGTGCATCGTACTTTGCATCGATGCGGTATCAGGATACCCCATGCGCCCGCCCGGCCGCCCGCGCGCGAGGCGGCGTGTGTTGTGCGGCCCTCTAACCACCTCCAGCATCGCGTCAGAGGCCCCTCGCAGCGCGATCTCGCCCATTTCCGAGACAAGATAGCCGACATCCGCCAATCGCTTTCCACGGCCCGCTTTCACGCCAAAAGAAAGCCCGACACGAATGCCGGGCCAAGTCGAGGCGTCTTCCAACTGGGAGTGACATCAGCTTACCTCTTCACCGCCAGATACGCAAACATCCCCTCACCCACCCGCTTGCAGAAGAGCAAGCACATGCCCCTATCGCTCGCGGAGAGGGCCGAGAAACGATGAACTCCGCCGCAGTGAGGCCCGACATGGTAAATCACGCGGTCACCCTTCTGGCAGCCCTCCAGCGCGATGAACAGGGCATCCGACTTAGGCTCGCCCGTGATGTTGTAAGTCTCCACCATCAGAAGTCCTCCATGAAGCTCAGGTCATCATCCAGATCCTCGGGCTTGCTGCGTACACGCTTCACCTCGGCACCGGGAAACGCGAGCTTCACCGCGTTGACCAATCCGTTGCGATGCTCATGCAATGCCACCGCCACTTCCCGCATGCTGTGGATCGCGATGCCGGGCCGCTTGGCATACGCGGCTGGCCACTCTCGCCCATCCTCAATGATGCCAAACACCGTGCCCTCATATTCGTACTCCCAGATCATCGGGTCCGCGACAGGCACGCCAGCCGCCGTCGCCTCGGCGTCCATCGCCTGCAGCCCGCGCAAGCACACCTCCACCCAGAACTTGACCTTGTCTGGATCCTTGGCATCCAGCGCACCATTCAGGCCAGCCATCGCCTTCCCCCACTTCGCCGCGCTCTCGCTTGACACCAGCTCGGGTAAGCGGTCCACGCCCCACACCTTGTCGGCCCTTGCCGTCGCAGCTTCCAGCGGTGCCAGCGACAGGTCGCACCTGATCTCATCAGCCGTCGCACCCTTGTGCAAAACCCGGTCTTCTTTTTTTTGGCGTCTCGGTCTCTGTGCCATCGTCATGCTCCCTTTCAGTTCACCCCACTTAACACCCCACCCGCGCGTTAACAAAACCTACCACCCCACCACCACCCACCCCCTTTAGGGGGAGGTGGTGGTGGGGAAGGATGTTTTACCCCACCTGTCCCCACCTTTTCCCCACCTGTGAATGTCAGGTGGGGTGGATTTGTGGGGTCACAGATCGGCGGCCATCTGTGCGTATGACATGGTCTGATGGTGCTTCTGCTTCGCCGCCAAATACGCTGCGCTGGCCTCTTCCTTGGTCGCGAAAGACCCGAGCGATATGAACTTTCCGTCTACTGTAATGGACGCCCTCCACCGCGAGTAAGCGCGCTTCGACACACCGATGAAGCCGGATGTGTTTATCGACATGATGCCCCTGTTCTGGTGGTTGAGGCTGTATGTGGCTTCGCGCAAGTTATCGATCCGGTTGTCCGAGCGATTGCCGTTGATGTGGTCTAAGATGCCGTCAGGCATGCGGCCAAACTCATAGAGCCAAGCGAGGCGGTGCGCGAGAAATCTCGTCCCGTTCACCCTTATCGACACATACCCATCAGGCCGATTACAGCCAGCCTCCTTGCCAGCCTTCGCCCTACCGCCGCTTGATTTCAGCCAGCGAAAAACTCCGCTGGCTTTGTCATAGTGCAGCAGGCTCTTTAAAGTGTCCTGATCCATCATTCCTCCTGAACCATAAGTTCGTTGCAGTCGCCGCAGACAATCCGCGTGCCCTGCTTGCACCATGCCTTAGCGTTGCAACACGGGCAAGATGTTTTTACCTTGCTCATGTCCTTCTTCTTCTCGGCGGCCGCCTTGGGCTGCGTGAAGTACGGGAGTGCGAAGCCGTCGGCCAGCAGGTCGTTCAGGGCGTGGTAGAAGCGGCCACCCTCTTCAATGTAGTGCGTCATCTTGCGGCCCGTCTTGCTGCCGCCGGGCTGGCCGCTGTCGCTCGGGATCAGGCCCACACGCTCCATCAGGCCGACCCACTCCATGTTGTGGAAGCCGCTCTTGCCGGGCTGGCCGTATTCTTCCTGTTCGAGGTGGGTCATCTCATGCACCAGCGTAGACAGGACGGCGTCCAGCGTGCGCTCCATGCTCTCGGGGTTCAGGGCGATTTCATGCGTGCGGTCGCCGTCTTCGCGGTGCTTGAACTGCTCGGCCCAGAAGTAGCCGTGCGCGCCACGCTTGCGGGTCAGCGTGAACAGGACCGACGGCAGGCGGTTGTCGAAAAGCGTGTTGTTGAAGTGGTTGAAAGCCTTGTCGAGGTTTTCGTAAGTCTCTGCGGTCGGGGTCTGGTAGTTGGCCATGGTCATCTCCTGTTTGCTGGTGGTTGGATTAGTACGCGACGTCGTTCTCGGCGAACCACTTGCAGACTTCATAGTCTTCGCAGAAGCACAGGTTGCTCTCCAGCGATGCGAGGGCAAGCGCGTCGAAGTCAGCCTCGCTGGCAGCCTTGTCCATGTGGATGGTTTCGTGCGCGTTCAGCTCGGCGCAGTAGACCATGTACTTGACGCGGTCGGCGAGGTCTTCGAGGCGGCCGACTGGCAGCGCGTTGGCGAGGCTTGCGATCTGGGCGAAGGTCTGGGCGGTCATCTGTGTCTTCCTTGTTTGCTAGTTCGTACTGACACCCTACACGATGCTCAGTACGATGCAACAATAAAATGCACAGACGATCAACTATTTTGCGTCACACCTCATCGTGGCTGATCCAGTCGCCCGGCACGATGATCGCCACCTCTCGCCCCTTCTTGCTGTCCACGACCCGCTCGACGGCCAGCACGTTGGTCTTGATCCACGTCTTGATGATGGTGTTGACCTTGGTCCGCCCGGCCTTGTCGCTGATGTCGATGTCGATCAGATCGGCGACGGCCACGCCCACCCAGTTGGCCGACTGAGAACTTTCCTTGTACGGGTTGCCAGCGTCCTTCGCGTTGCCCACCAGCCGCTGGATAACGCGCGCATCCTTGCCGCTGACACCCTCGAATGCGTCCGGCAGCTTGTAGGGTGTACACACCCCGACCCACTCACCGTTGGCGATCTGCACGCCCACCATCTTGCGGTATACGGCCACGGCGGCAGGCGGGGCGAGGTTCGCTTTGGCATCGTCCACCCGGAAGATCGATCTGGCCTCCGACGGGTCGATCCCGAGCCGCACAGCCTCGTCCTCGGTCATGCGGTTGATGACCCTCGCCGACCGGGCCGCACCGATCAGCGCGCCTGCGCCACGCACGCTGTCCACAGTGGCGTCGTCCCCGTTGCCCTTGCGGATGTGATGCACGATGCAGATGGCACAGTCACACTCGTCGGCGATGCGTCTGATCTCGGCCACGACGGCGTTCATAGCCATGTTGTCGTTCTCGTTGGCGTTATGGCAGCCCACGAATGGATCGATGTAGACCAGCCCGATGTTCTTCTCACGGATCTTCGCGGCCATGTATTCGATCAGAGCCGTGTTCGGGATTAGGCCGTCCTTGGTCTGCGTGCCGAATTTCAGGCTGAAGTCTCGGCCTGCGTCTAGGTATATCTTTCCACGCACTTCGTCAGGTTTTATGCCGTACTGCTTCATTGTGGCGAGAATGCGGCGGTGCATCTCGTCCAGCGGATCCTCTAAGTTGATGAACCAGACGTTGCAGGTCTCATAGATCGGCTCGCCCAGAAGCTCCCGGCCAGTGGCCACGGCGATGCCTTCCGCGATCTGCTG